TGCCTGTATGCCCATGTGCTTGGCAATCGCGCCGGGCCGCATCCGAAAGATCAGCACGTCACCCGCCGCCTCAACCTCGGCGGGGTGCAGATGGTGAAACGCCCCACCGATCAGCAACTCCTCCGCCCCGGCCTCGCCCCAGTCAGGGGTATAGGCCGGCATCACCGCGGGTTCATCGCCGCAGAACTCGCGCCAGAGCCCCCGAACGAGGCCGAGGCAATCCGTCCCAGCCCCCTTCACCGAGGCCTGATGTACATAGGGCGTCCCGATCCAGCCGCGTGCCGCCGCAACGATATGCTCGCTCATCGGCTCACCTGAGGTGCGATCAGCCAGTCCTCCGGCGGCAGATGCGGAAAACCCCTGAAATTCGGGAAGTTCAGGAATTTCAGCCGGCAGGTCTCGGCCCGCTTGTCGCAACCGGCAAGCAGGCGCACCTGGTCGCCCGCCACGGGATGCAGCGCCAGCCCCGACCAGAATTCGATGCGCCGCTGGTTCCCCGGCATGGCAAGATCGGCCTTGATCAGGGACCGCAACCCAGCTGCGGGACCGGACAGCACGACCAACTCGCCCCGCTCGAACCAGCGGTTGTCATGGCCGGCGATTCCGCCCAGTTGCAGGCGCTGGCCCTCGTCATGGGACTGGACCACGCCCTCGGCCCAATAGCCCGCCGCCTCGCGGTCAAAGCGGCATTTCGCGTCGCCCAGTTCGGCCGAGCAGCGGCGATGATAGACCCGCCCCTGCACGCGGTTCAGCGGCTCGGAAAGGCCGCGCAACTCGGCCCGAAAGGCGGCGCCGCGATGGCTGATCTCGCCCAGATGGCCGCGAAAGATCAGCGCCCGGCGGGCCGTATCGGTCCAGTCGACCTCCCACAGCCGCACCTCGGCCGCATCCCAGCGCCCAGCCAGCAGATCGGTTTCGGTGATCGCATCGTCCGACAACGCGCCCGCCACTTCGGAATTGTCCACCGACAGACCCGAGGCCTGAACGATGCTTCCCGCGACAAGGCCGCTCTCGGGCCGAAACGCGATGCCCTCGAACTCCAGAACGGCGTCGTGGTCCGTAAAGCCCAGCACCATCCCGTCGCGCCTGCTCACCGCCCAGGCGCGGGCAATCGTCTCGCCCTTCACAGCCGCACCTCGATCACCGGAACCTGCGGCAGCTCGCCCGCCTGAAAGGACGAGACGGAAACCGCGATCCGGTCGGTATCGAACCTGACCGGCACGTCAAACTCGAACCCCGCCGTCACATCGGCGCCGCCCGGCGGCGGGACCGCAAAGACGATCCGTCCCGCGGCGGTGTCCACGCTGAAATCCTGCTCCTCCCGCAACTCGACCTTGCCGACGGCGACGCAAACGGTTCCGGCGACGGGCTTCAGGATCGGACGCCAATAGCGGGCCGGACCGGATTGATAGGATTTGCGCAACTGAAACTCGGTGCGCTCGCCATCGCCCCGGCCAAGGCTCTGGTCCAGCGCCGCGACCTCGCGGCTCGGGGCCGATGTCTTGTAATCGGCCCAGTCCTTCCACCGGAACCCGTGCAACTGGCCCGCCCGCGCCTCGAAGAACGCGATCAGCCCCGCCACATCGTCCAGCGAGCGCAGGCCCATCCCGGCATCATAATGCCTCCGGGAATGCGCCCAGGGGCTGCTGCGCTCCTCGTGGCCATTGGTCATGGCGACGATTTCGGTCCGCCGCTCGGGTCCGCCGACCGCGCCGAACGAGAGGTTCGCGGGGAACCTCACCTCATGGAATGCCATGGCTCACCTGTTCCTTTCGCCCTGCGCCAGCACGCGCCCCAACTGGGCGGCGATCTGGCTTTGCGAGCGTTGGAAGCCCGCGACATCCGGCGTCGATACGTTGAAGGTCACGTTCACCGCGCGCCCGCCCCCGGCCGCCGCGACACCAAGGCGGCCATCCGCGCCGCGCGTCAGAGGCATGATCGCCTCCGGCCCCGCCTCTCCCATCAGCCCCGTCGCACCGCGCATCGGGAAATAGGTCGGCTGGCTCACGACACCCCCCTTGGCAAAGGGCATCACCCGCCCCTGCGCAAAGGCCCCGCCATCGGCAAAGGGCAGCGCGCCAGAGACGAGGCCGTTCACCCCTTGCGAAATCGCCCCGGACAAAGCCTGCTGCACCGGGCGCATCGCGATCGAAAAGGCGGTATCGACAAGGCCGCGACCCACGACCTTCAGCGCATCGCCAAGCTTCATGCCGTCCAGCGTCAGACCGGCGAATGCCCGGCGCAGCCCGCTGCCGATGCCGCTGTTCAGCGTCCCGACCTCGCGGCTGGTATAGAGCATCGATTCGCGCAGCTTGCTCAGCTCCGCGTCGAGGCTGGCCATGGCCGACCCGGCCCCGCCAGCACCGCTCTCATCCGGCCAGCCAATATCGTCCTCGCGCGCCACTGGCACCTCCTGTGATTTCCGTTCTCAGCCGCCCCCGCGCGGGGCGTCTGGATAGCGCGCGGCAAGTGCCGCAAGGCGGCTGCGGGTCATCCCGCCCGCGCCCGCCTCGATCCCCAGCATCATGGCCAGTTCGGCAGGGGTCAGGGTCCAGAACTGCGCGGGCGTCAGGCCCAGCCCGCCCAGTCGCGGCGGGCCGATCCCGACTTTCAGCAGGCCCGCCCAGTCCAGCCCCGGCCGCGTCATGTCCCCTCGATGCGGAAGGCGCGGGCCAGCAGGCGGGCGGCCAGTTCCGCCGCCTCGGCCGGGCTGGCCTCGATCCCGGCAAGGCATTCCGCGCTTTCGCCCCGCCACCCGCCGCCCCTCAGCCCCGCGACCAGAACCGCGCCGATGTCGCGGGCCGAGAAGCGCCCGCCCTCGAAGCGTTCGACAAGCGCGACCATGCTCTCGGCCCCCAGCTCGCCCTCGAGTTCCGCAAGCGCGGCCAGCGTCAGCCTGGCGGGATAGGCCCTGCCGCCCAGCCGGACCGCCACCTCTCCGGCCCAGGGATTGGCCCCGCGCTCACAGCGCGACGAAGCTGAGCGCACCGGCGCTTGCCAGGGAAATCTCATAGCTTGCCTCGCCATTATAGCTGCCGGAATATTCCAGGCTGGTGATCTGGAACGGACCCTCGACATTGCCGAAATCCGGGATCACCACCTGAAAGCGTGGCACCTCCCCATCGAAAAAGACCTGCCGCGCGCGCTCGTCGCTGGCCCCGTCGCGAAAGACCCCCGAGCCCGAGATCGTGGCCGAGCGCACGCCCGCGCCCCCCAGCAGCTCGCGCCAGCGGCCCTCGCTTTCAAGGCTGGTCACATCCACCGTCTCGGCGTTGAACGCGATCCGCGTCGCCCTCAGGCCGGCGATGGTCTCGAACTGGCCGTCTCCGGTCATGTCCAGCTTGATCAGAAGGTCGCGTCCCATCTGGACCGCCATATCCTAGCTCCTCATCCCAAGGTCGATGCGCGCGCGAAAGGTCAGATCGACCCGCCGCCGCGCGCCATTTTCAATCCGGCGTGCCCGCGAGCGCAGGAACCAGAGACCAACCAGCCCGCCCGGTTCAGGCGCCAGATCGGCCGCCTCCAGCGCCTCGCAGACCGCAGCGGCGGCAGCCTTCACCCCGGCGAATCCGCCATCCCCCGCACCCGAGATGACCGAGACGTCGAGGTCATGGACCGACCCGTCGCCGGTCATGTCGCCGGCATCGCGCACATCCTCCGCACCCAGCGCGACATGGACCCCAGCCGGAGGCGTCACCGGCGCCGCGTCGAAGATCGCATCCCCGACAAGCTGCGCCAGCATGTCGCTCTCCCTCAGCGCCGCATAGACCGCAGCCTGCAGGGCAAGCGCCGCTTTCATACCCATGGTGCCGCCTCCTCGCTTGCGAGGCACAGAAGGTAGCGCCCGGCAGGATCCATCTCGGCCACCGACCGGATCAGGAACCACCGCCCGCCCGCCATGCCCAATCTCTGGCCCGCGCGTGGGCGACGGGGATCGCCGAGGACGGCCGCCCTGACGACGATCCGCCAGGTCACGGTGCTTTGGACAGCCACCCCCGATACCCGCTCGCCGCCCACGCCGGACCGCATCTCGGCCCAGACCCGCCCGACCCGCCGCCAGGACTGCCGGAAACCGCCAGCGCCGTCGGCTTCCGACAGCGGCGCCTCCAGTTCCAGCGGCACGTCCAGCCGTGGCGGCCTCATGCCCGACCGCGACATGCGCCCCGCCCCCCAAGGATGCGGACCGCGCGCCAGCGCTCGATCAGTGCGCTGACGCCAAAGGGGATGGCCGCTTCGGTCCCCTCGAAACTGCGATCCTCGTGATAGCGCGCCGCAAGCAGCATGACCGCCTGCGCCAGATCAGCCGGCAGCGCCGACCAAGCCGGCCCGAACCCGGCCGAGAAGGTGATCACCGCAGCACCCCCCTCGGAGATTCCGGGCAGAAAGCCCGCCCTTCCCCGCAACAGCGGCCGGTGAAGGTCGGAAACCAGCCGCCATGACCTCGCTGCAAGCGCAGTGGCCGTGCCCGAGGCATCCTCGATCTCGACCGCCTCGACCGCGGCGACCGGCGCCAGCGGCAAGGGCTGGGCATCATCCTCGCGCCAGCGATCCAGCCGCAGCCGAAAGCGGCGCGTCAGCAGCACCTTGCCCGTCCGCGCCTCGATCGTCGCGATGGCGGCCCGCAGATAACCGGCGAGGGCCGCCGTCTCCGCCTCGTACTCGGCGATCTCGAAACCCGTCCCCAGCCGCAGATGGGCCCTCAGCCCCGCGACCGGCAGCGCCTCGGACAAAGGCGCCGTCAACTCCACAAGCATCATGCCAGATCCTTTCGTCGGCGCGTCGCCGCAAAACTCGTCGGCGCGTCGCCGCAAATGCTTCAGGTAAACCGGGGCCGCGCGGGCCGCCTTCGCGCGCGCGGACAGTGGCTGCCGGTCGGGCGGAATATGCCGCGCGGCCCCGCTTCGGCCCGGATCAGCCGAAGACCATCACCTTGATCGCGCGCGCATCGGTCACGCCGCCACCGACGCGCTTGGTGGCATAGAACAGCACATGCGGCTTGGCCGAGAAGGGATCGCGCAGCACCCGCAGGTCGGGGCGCTCGACGATAGTATAGCCCGCCCTGAAATCCCCGAACGCGATCGAGGCCGAGCCATTGGCGATGTCGGGCATGTCCTCGCAGAGCAGCACCGGATAGCCCAGCAGTTGCGGCGGCTGCCCCATCGCCAGCGAATCCGACCACAGGAACCGCCCGTCGGTATCGCGCATCTTGCGCACCGCCGCCGCGGTTTTCGAGTTCATCACGAAGCTCGCATTGGCCCGGAACTGCGCGCTCAGCGCATAGACCAGATCAATCAGCGCATTCGCGGGGTTCGACGCCGCGAAGTCCCCCGTCGCACCCGAGGCGATCGTCCCGATCTGCATATTCGTCGCCGAGGCATTCGCAGCCCGCGCATGGGCAAGGAAGCCCTTCGGCTTGTTGACGCCATCGCCATTGATGAAGGCCGTTGCCTCGGCGCGGGCGAATTTCTCGGCGATGCAGCTCGAAAGCCAGGCCTCGACATCGAAGGCCGCATCGTCCAGCAGGCGTTGGCTGGCCTTCGGCATCGCCGAAAGCTCATGGACCGGGATCACCACCCGCTGCACGGTCGAGGTGCCGGTCTCGGCCTGCAGGCCCGTCTCGGTCGACCAGCCCGAGGCGATATCGCCCATGTCGACCAGCATCTCGAAGGTCGCCGACTCGACGGCCACCACATTCGCCACCCGCCGCAGCGAGGCGGTGACGTTCAGCGCCTCCTGCACCTGCAGCGCGACCGTCGGCGCGGCAAGGAAGCCGCCATCCGAAACGGTGCTCATCGCCTTGCCTTCCAGCGGCAGCCCGCGCAGCGCGTCGTCGTCGCCATGCCGGATATAGGCGTCGAACGCCTTCTGATGCGGCGCCGCGGCGTCGCTCTCGGCCGAAAGCGGCACGCGGCCGCGGATGATGGTCTTGCGGTCCAAGAGGGTCATGCGATCTTCCCGTGTTTCCAGTCGTTTCTGAATATCGGCGCGGAATGCCTTGAGTTCGCTGACGAAACCCAGCATCTCCTGCCTCAGTTCGCCGGGCAATTCCGTCCCGGCCGCGGCCTTCACCTCGGTCATGGCTTTCTCCGTTGTGGTGATCTCATTCGCCCCGCAGGGCCTCCTTGGCGGCCCGGAAGACGGCGGCCAATGCGGCATCCTCCGACTTCCGGCCCAACCGCGCCTCGGAGAGCATGGGGAAAGTGACCAGCGACACTTCCCACAACTCCACCTCGGTCAGCAGCCGCCGCCCCTTGGCGTCCCGCTCCGCCGAGACGGTGCGATAGCCGATCGACAGCCCGTCGATCGCCCCCGCCGCGACCAGCGCCGCCGCCTCGCGCGCAAGGCCCACCTCGGGCAGCAACCGCCCCGAAACCCAGAGGCCCTTCGCATCCTCGCGGATCTCGTCCCAGATCCCGATGGGCCGGGCGGGATCGTGCTGCCACAGCATCCTGACCCGCTCGCCGCGATCGGCCAACCGCTTCAGCCTCGCGGCATAGGCCCCCCGGACGACGACATCGCCGCCCTTGTCAGCCACACCGAACAGGCTCGCATAGCCCTCGATGACGTTGCCATCGGCCACCATCTCCGCGCCTTGCGCGTATTTCACTTCCAGCCCGCAATCGGTTGAACGCATCTCAGCCTCCCTTCGGGGCATATTCGAGGATTGACTGCACGGCCTGGGTCAGGATCACCGCGACGACACCATAGACGGTCATCCAGAGCCGCCGCTCCAGCCCCTCGATCAGAGCCTCGATCCGTTCCAGCCGGCGTTCCACCTGCGCGAATTGCAGCTCCATGATCCGGTCTTGGCTGTCGATGCGCTGATCGCGCCAGTCGAACGGCTCCTTGACGAAACGCGACCCCTCCATCCTCACCCCTCCGCCAAGGGCGGCAGGCCAAGGACGGCCCGCTTCTCGGCCTCGGTCAGGAACAGCGCCTCGCCGACCCGCCGCCATTGCTGGTCGCGCTCATCCGCCAGCGCCGGAACCTGATCGGGATCAGCGCGCAGGTCGATCTCCTCGCCCAGATGCTCCGACAGCCACCAGGCAAGGCCGCTCGCGACCCTCCCGACCAGCGGCAGCACCGTCAGGCGATAGAAGGCCCGGTTCGCCTCGGCGTAATTGGCATAGGTCGCCTCGCCCGGAATGCCGACCAGCATCGGCGGCACGCCAAAGGCCTGCGCGATCTCGCGCGCGGCGGCGCGCTTCGTCTCGTGAAACTCCATGTCGCTCGGGCTGAACCCCATGGGCTTCCAGTCAAGCCCGCCCTCCAGCAGCATCGGCCGCCCGGCATTGCGCGCGCCCTGATGATGGGTCTCCATCTCCGTCACCAGCCGGTCATATTGCTCGGGCGACAGCGCGCCCTGCCCATCCGCCCCCTTGTAGATGATCGCGCCCGAAGGCCTGGCGGCATTGTCCAGCAGCGCCTTCGACCAGCTCGAGGCGCTGTTATGGACATCGACCGCCACCGCCGCCGCCTGCATCGGCGAAAGCCCGTAATGGTCATCCAGAGGATGAAAACTGCGGATATGGCAGATCGGATCCGGGCTGCCGCTCATGTCAAAGCGGACGCTCCGCCCGCCCAACCCATAGTCATAGGCGACGGGCCAGCCATCCGGCCCCGGCACCACCGCCATCCGGTCCGAGCGCAGGACATGCAATTCCGCCGGCAGGCCCTTCGCCCCCTCGCCCACCGCCTCGACATAGCCATTCCCGCTCAGCAGGATCTGCCCGATCAGCGCCTCGAACAGCTCCGCCCGGCCCTGCCCGGCATTCGGGCGCCGCAGCAGCTCCAGTACCGGATGCCGCTCATAGCGCCGCTCGCGATCCTGGCAGATCAGCGGCACGGCGGCGGCGGCCTCGGCGATCAGCCGCACGACCCGGAAGCCGACCGGATTGCCGACAAAGCCGGCCCGCGTCAGCGAAACCGTATCGCGCGCCGACCACACCACCCGGCCCGATCCCGCGGCCAGCGCCACCACCTTGCCGGTCGCGCTGGCCTTGACCTCGGCCGCGCCGGTCGCCTCGCCCCGTCCGAACCATCGAAAGCCCATGGGCTCCTCCTGTCATGCCATGAAAAAAGGGCCGCCACCGCGACCCTCCCGCAGCCCCTTCCGCGAGGCTTTCACTGTTTTCGAAATACCCCGGGGTCCGGGGCAGAGCCCCGGCTCAAAGGCCCCTGACCTGCGGCCGCAGGTGATGCTGCGCCGGCTCGACGATCAGCTCATGGATCGCCCAGACCAGCGCATCCAGCCGGTCGGGCGAACCCTTGCCGCGATAGCCGCCGACCGTCATGCGGCACATCTGGTCCTCCAGCGTGCCGAGGCCGCGCAGATGCCGGACGCGGCCCTGCTCGTAAAGCGCCGCGACCGGCTCGGCCCGCAGCCCCTTGCCGCGCCCGGCGCGCAGCGCGCGGAAGGGCACCAGCGGGTCGATCTGGCGGATCACGCTCTCGATCAGGTCGCCGCCTTGATTCACCTCGGCGACCATGCGCTCGGCGCCGTGGCGCGCCATGGCCGCGATCGCGGCCCGCGCCCAGTCGGTCGGCCCGCCCCGGATACTCGCATCCTCCAGCACCACCGCCCGCCAGCTTGAGGGCGCGCCCTCGGCCACCACCCCGACGACGACGATCCCGCATTCGTCCGACGCGGCCCCCCCGGTCACCGAGGGATCGACCGAAACCACGATCCGCGTCAGCGCCGGAGCCGTCTCAATACGGCACCCCTCCAGCATCGCGGTGGTCCAGAGCGCGCCTTCCACGTCCTCCAGCAGCACCCCCTCCAGCTCCTGCCGGCCAAGGCGCGTCCCGCCATAGCGCGCCTCGACCTCGGCGAGGAAACTCTCGGCCAGATAGGCGCGGTTCGCCTCGGTCGGGGCATGAGTGGTCACGGTCGAGGCATTGCCGAGGATGCGCTTCAGCACCGCGACATTCTTAGGCGTCGTCGTGACCATCTGCTGGGGATGCTCGCCCAACCGCAGCGCGAATTGCAGCATGTCCCAGGTCTCCTCGGCCTTCTTCCACTTGGCGAGTTCGTCGACCCAGGCCGCGTCGAATTGCGGGCCGCGCAGCGCCTCCGGCTCATGGGCCGAGCAGACCTGCGCGGTCGCGCCATTCGCCCAGACCAGCCGCCTGCGCCCGGCCTCCCATTGCGGCCGCCGGTCGGGGGGCGAGCAGGCGAGGATGCCCGACTCGCCAAAGACCATGACATCACGCGCCTGATCGAAGGTCTCGCCGACCAGCGCCACCCTCCGCGCGTGGCCCGGCGCGTCGGGCGTCGCGCCCTCCACCTGCGCGCGCACCCATTCAGACCCGGCGCGGGTCTTGCCCGCGCCGCGCCCACCCATGACCACCCATGTCTTCCAGTCGCCCTCGGGTGGCAGCTGATGCGGCAGCGCCCAGAACTCGAACAGCCAGGGCAGGCTCGCCAGCGCATTGTCGCTCAGCCCCCCCAGAAACGCGTCAACCTCCTCCGGCTCGGCGCAGGCAAGCCAGCCGGCGCCCGACCTCATCCCGTGCCGCGACAAGGTCGAGTGCGCCTGCCCCGACCTGTCCGGCAGCATCCTTGCGAAGCTTGTCAACCTTGCTCCTTTCCTCCAGCACCATCTGGGCGGCGGCCCTCAGGTCGCGCACCAGCCTGCCGGATTCCTTCAGTTCCCCAGTCTCGCCGGTGCTGATCTGCTCCCTCAACCGGGTCAGATCAGCCGCATAGGACCGAAACAGCCCGTCCGCGATTTCCAGCACGTCCATGTCGGGCGCCATCCCGGCGCCGGGCACGAAAGGCCCTTCCGGGGCCTCGGGCCCCGGATCGAAACTCTTCGTCAT